GCGGGTCTGTCCAACCAAAAGTATAACGCTCGGTGGCCTTGTAGCGCATGCTGTCGGTTTCAAAGTCGCCTTCCATGGACTTCTCAAGGCCACGACGCATCATCAGCTTCAGCCCTTCTGGGGCGTCAGTCTGGATCCACCAAGCGGTGGTGGAGGTGATACGCGAGAGGTTCGCTTGGCCTTCGGCCAGCAAGCCCATCGACTTCACCGGGTTGATGTCGTTGTCAGCCGTGCCAGTCCGCAGAACCGACTTGAGCAGCACTTCCGCCTGGAAGACGTTGCTCGGGCCAGTCACGATCTTCTTGGGCGTCAGACGGATGCGCTTGCCGTTGTTGTCAACAGCATTGCGGATCTGAATGAGGAGCTGCTCAAGAGAGGTCTGCGACAGCGCCGCCGCGGTGGTCAGCTGGTTGCTGAACGTACCATTCACGATCGGATGGTTCGTCGCAACGAGCGCAACACCATCGCCGCCCGGATAGGCAGCGTTGAAGGCGCGGTTCAGGATGTTGGCGCCCAGCGTCTCCTTCGTTTCGATCAGAGACTGCGCGAGGTGCTTCGCGTAGGTCTGGCCAATACGAATGTGATCGCCGTCTTCCACAAGCACCTTGGTCAGGCTGAAGGCCAGACCATAGACCTTGTAGAGGTAACGCTGCAGGAACAGCACGCCACCGGACTGGTAAGACACGGCCATACCGTCAGGCAGCTCAGGAGCCGCGCCAAAGCCATAGAGCACAGGCTCTTCATGGTAGTTGCGCGGAATGCCCTTCTGCTCACGGAAGACCATCTTCCATTCGTCAGCACGCTGATCATAAACACCATCGAAAACTTCGTTCAGGATGGGTTCGACGACCGACCGAAAGTCGGTACTACGCATCGGAGTAGCCATAGATCAAACCCTCCTATCAGACCGAGTTGACCGGCGCTTTGTAGTGATGCTCGTTGATGCGAACAGTCACTTGAACATAAGCGTCAGTGATGGAATCAAAGATGCTGTAAGCAAAGCCCGTGATCTGGAACTGACCAGAGGTCGCCTGAATGGCGGTCAGCTGGCAGTTGCTCAGGCCCGTCTGGGTGGAACCACCCGGAGAGGCAACGGTCCAGTCGCACTCTTCACCCACCGCGGTCTGCACAGTCGTGCCGGCCGAGGGGTTGGTGTACTGAACGTCAAACAGCGTTTCCGGGTCATCATACACCCAGGCAACGATTTCCGTGCCAGTGGCGCCAGACGGCCAGAAGGGGCTGATGGTGGGCTTGCCAGAGGCGTCGAGATACTGGCAGCCGGCAAAGATGCCCAGCAGGGAGATACCGTCAACGGTGCCCGTGCGGGTGCCGTCAGAGGTGCCAAGCTGGATCACGCCGTTGTCAGTCAGCTTCACCGGGTCGCCGGAGAAGATGTTCGCCGCGTAGGTCGAAGCAATCGTATAGGCTTTCGGGCGCATCTGCCCACTGTTGTGGTAGGAAGGCCGGAAGCCGAAAGGCGCGCTAGTCGAAGACATAGCAAAGCTCCAATTCGGAAAGGGGGTTACGAGAGGTCAAAAAGAGCCTCCCGACGCTGCCCAATCTCCAGATTGCCTTCACCGATCTGCAACTTGGACTTAGACGCCCTGGCCTGCTGCTCAAGGAAGTCGGCTGTATCAGTCAACTTTTCCTCTTCTCGCAGCGGCGCATCATGGTGAGCTTCGTGCATGTACTTCTCGTAAAGAGAAATAGGCAGCTTGAAGGCCAACATTTCATTCACGCCAATAAGTCCCGCCCAATCTCCGGTCTTCAGAGTGGCATATTCCCAGCCGGGAACATCTTCCGGCTTCACGGGCTCGTAGCCCAAACGGATGCGCATCTGAATTGAATCACGGGGATTGGTAGTCGTAAGCCAGCAGGTGTGCCAGCCAGGAATCGGAGGCAAGTCCGGTAGAGAGGACTGGAAAAATTGTTGACGGAACATTGCAACCCGCTCGTCATCCGAGATTTCGCGATTTTGGGTCACAGCGCGATCCTGCATCGCCCTGGTTTCGCGACCTTCACCAGCAGATTTCCTAAACCGTTCGTCAGCCATAACATCGCTCCTTTCAGCGATTGGGGGAAATATGGAATGTAAGACTTACAAAAGCAAGCATTTTAAGACCTGTTCTGCCGGTCATACTCTGCGTACCTCTGCACATATTTGTTCCTCAAAACGGGGTCATCCCAGACCCCCGCCTCAATCAAGGCCTGCTTACGCTCGGGCGAGATGTAGATTTCCCGGCGCGTTGTCGCAGGCGCATGCTCACGGCCAGAGCCCACGGCCGGGCCGCCACGGGGCTCACGCTTGGGCTCCCGACGGGGCGCCTCGCCCTCAAACCGCTCAGGAAGCCGCTTGGACGCCCTCCGGCGCAGCTCCTCCCAATACTCCTCAGTCTGGGGGTTGAAGCCCTCCTTGGCCAAGGATTGGTCAATGGCGATGACAATGGCACTGTCCTCGTCACGCCCTTGGGCGTCATACCAGGGGTTCTCCTTAATGAACTCCTGGGCATAGTGCATCGTCATTTCATTGATTTGCTGCGGCTGCGGCTTCTGGTTACCAAACTGCATCTTTTGGTAATTCAGCTGCTGGATCTTGGCCAAGGCCTGATCCCGGTAGCGCATGGCCTGGGTGACGTCCTCGCCATTGCCGGCGGCCACCGCCTTGGCAATCACGCGGTCAGCCATTTCGGCCTCCTGCGTTGCCTTGGCAATCGCCCCATCAAAGGCGCTCAGGTCTAGGCTGTGCGTCCGCTGCTCCTGGGCGGAAACGCGCCGCTCCAGGTCGTCATTCCTTTTGCGCAGGAAATCAAGCTCAAGTTTGTCCCGGCTGCGGGCCTCATCCCGACGCTGCTTGCGCTCAAGCTTTTCCTGCCGGCGCCGGTCCCGAATGAAGCCTCTTTCATCCCCACCCTCGCCGTCGTCGTTGCTTAGGCGGGCGTCTTCATCTTGTTGCGAGGCGTCTTCAATAATGACCAACTCTTCTTGGCCGTCATCATTTTCCTTCAACACGTCAGACATGGTTCATCTCCTTTCAGATGAATGCTTTGATTGTCAGCGGATCACCTTCAATTTTGCCAATGATGTCCAGATCATTGAAGATCACGAACATGGCGCTGTCGTCCTTGGTCAGCGCAACTTCCCAGCGATCGCCGCCGTACTTAGGCACGCGCACGAAATCACCGGCATGGCACCACTCGCCCTCCGGCCACGTCTGCTGAGTGTCGCGGTTTTTGAACGCCAGGGGGCCAATTGAAACCACCTTGGCAACCTGCGTGTTCCACTTCTCGGTATCTTTGGTGTCGGTGGCCAGAATAATGCCACCCTTAGTGACTTTGCGCGGTGTGCGAATTTGGACCAGAACGCGGCTCCCGAAAGGCTGCACGCCGGCATTAACTGCCGGAAAAGCCTCCCCCAAAGCGTCCTCATAAGTCGTTGTCACTATTCTTCTCCTCATCTAGGATTTTCAAGAGTACTTCGATCGCAGACTCAAGGCCTGCGACCATTCCCACACGATACCCGTACTCAAAAGCATCGCGATGCTGGGGCCGCTTCAAGGCGTCAACAGAAAATTGCTGCTGCGCCGCCTTGAGGCGGTTTAAGAGCTTCGTCTCAAAATTCACGCTTGGTTCTTTTCAACCTTCGGCTCGGGCGGCAAAGACTGCCCGTCAACTTTCTCGCCAGCAGCCAAGCGGTGCTTTTGCTTCACATAGGCGCTGTTCATAGAGACAGTGCCTTCCTTCGGCTTATCGGCCATGGTGATTTCCTTATCGCGTTCCTGGGTTGATCCCGGTGCCGGTGCTTACCGCCACCTTCTCGCCGGTGGCCATTTCGGCCGCCGCAAGCAACTTGGCGGTGTCATTGTCCGCCGTATTCATGCGCTCACGCACGGCCACTTCAGCCGCGGTACGCTGGCTTTCAGCCATCTGCTTAAACTGCTCAGCTTGCAACTTCTCGGCACGCGCCTGCTGCTGATCCGTGAGTTTGGCTGCGTCATTCTGCCGCTGCAGCTGCAACTTCTGCTGATCAAGCTGGATCCGAGCCTGATCAACCTGAGCACGCTGCTGCAGGGCCTGCCCCTGCATTTGCGCATTGAGCTGCGCAATCTGCATGCTGCTGTCGGGCGGCATGGGCGGCTGCGGCCGGAATTGCTGCGCTGCCTGATCAATGAGAACCAGCTCTTGGCCAAACGTGCCAAGTTGCTGCTCAATGAATTGCTGGACCTGCAAAATCACCTGCGTCTGCTGCGCGGCCTGCTCTGGGATCAGGTTTTGCTTCTGCGCCTGATCCACAGCCTCATGCGCCTCAGACAGGTAGTAATTCAACAGGTGGTCGCGCAGGTGAATGGCCATCGGGAACATCAACGTCTTCATAATCACCGGATTGCCACCAAACAGGGGCGACTTCAAAAACGCCAAATGCGTCATGATGTGCGCAAGATGATCCTGTTGCGGCAAGACGTAGATTGGGCTGCCCATGGTCGCGGCGACATTCTCGCTGACCGGGTCCATGTTCTCGTTTTTCTGCTCAGGCATCAAAACTTCGTCTGCAGGTACCTTCAAGGTGCGGAGAAACATTTCCTCCACCGCCCTGACATTGTACAGCTGCGGGGCGACAGAAGCGCGCTGCATAAGAGCCTGGGTTTGAGCAAACCTCTGGGCCTCAGAGAAAATAGAAGGATTGCTGACCGGCACCACATCAAGCGGCCCATCAAAATCAGCCGGGCTGATTTCAATGCCTGCGTCTTGGGCCTCAATGTCTTCTTCCGTCAGGTAGGCACTGTTGAGGCGGTGCAAAATCTTGAAGCACTTCGCCATGGAATTGTGAAGGCGAGAGTGAATGCTTGAGAAGACCACCATGCCCTGCTCAATGAGGGCCATAGTCGTGCCAACCGGCTGATTGGCATTCTGATCGCTCAGCTTCTCAAAACTGGTCTGCACGACGCCCTTGCCGGCTTCCACCAAAAAGCCGAGCAGCTGATACAGCACCGGGCTCGGGGGGTTGAATGGCATCGGCATGGCCAGCTTGCGCACGTCATCAATAAGCGCGCCGCCTTCCATTTCCACCACCTCGGTGGGCTGGAGATTGATTGTCTGGCCGCCAGGGCCTCCCTTGAGCTTCAGGAGGGTCGGCATGTTCTGGATGTGCGCACTGTCCAGCAACGCACGCAAGGCGCCTGTGGCCGCGCCAGAAAGGCCGCCAATCATGTGCGTCAAGCCAATTGGATAAGCGCCGCGCCAGGGCACAAACGGAAACTCGACAATCCAGTCGAGCTCCTTGCGTTGGTCGTCATCCGGCTCCCAGTTGCGATAGAGCGAGAGTGCCTTGCCGCTAGACTTGTCGATGCTGAGAATGTACGGGCTCACGCCCTCATCAAAATCAAGGTAGGTGTAGATTTCAAAGATGGTGCGCAGGCCATCTTCATTGTAACTCGTGGTCTTGCGGCCCTCGATCTTGTCGTTGGCGATTGACGCCTTGCTGAACTCTGGATCATCAGGGTAGCCAAGATCCACATCAATATACATGCCGGCCCTTACGCGCCGCTCATATTCCATCTTGGTGATGTACTGAACGTGCGTCTTGCGCTCGGCCGTGTAGAAATTGGTGGCAGCAAACGGCAGATAGACGTCATCAATCGGCACAAATTCAGATTGCGGCCGGCGATGCTGCTGGTTCCACATGAACTTCATGTACTGGCCGCCGCCCAAGGGCAGCTGCGTGCTTAATTGCTCCAACTCGCTGCGGAACTCTGGCATCTGCTCAGTGGTCTGCCAATTCATGAAGGTGGCCTTGCGGTCAGCCTTTTCCACCTTCTCTTTGCTGGACTCGCCGTAAATTTTGCTTTTCACCGGCCCATTTGGCGGGAAAATTTCCTTCATGAAGCGGGCGCTGAAGTCTACGCACGCCTCCACCAGCATGGGATGCACGACTTTATTGGCGCCGGTAAACTGCGCGCCGCCGGGCGCGTCATCGCCCAGGCCAGTGCGACGCAGGCCCTCTTCGTAAAGCTTGTCGCGCTTTTCGCGGGCCTCTTTGTCGCGGTCAACCTTTTCGAGGAGGTCGTTTACTGCTTCCTTGAGAAGACCTGGGTCAACTTCTTCAACGATGTTTTCAAAGTGCTCCAGGCTGCGCTTATTTTGCTCTTCATTTTCAAGGCGAATGATTGCGCCGCCATCTTCAGTGTCCTCTACGTTGGAGTTTTCGGGGATGAACTCAACGACTTCACCTTCTTGGGCTTCATCATTTTCAGTAAGCATTCCAGACATGACTTAGAAAGCCCTCCGATAACCGAACAATATCTCTTTCTGGCGCAAAGTAGGATCCACCGCCACATCTAATCCCAACGTCCCGCCAATATTTGACTCTGGGAACAGCCTTTCGAGTGGAACCTGCAGGCCTCCCGTGATTTGAGTGCCGGCATTCCCCATCCCAGTAGTGCCGCGCCGTCCGCTCATGATGCTGCCGCCAATGTTTGCCGTGGTGCCCTCTTCATCAAGCGGAATATTCAAATTGCCGCCGTAAGAATACACGCCCTGCGGCTTTGCGCCAGTAAAGCTTGGCGTCATGGTTTGATAGCCGCCAAAGATGCTGGCAGGCCCATAACTGGCAGACACCCGAGGGCCGTAGCCAGTCATCCCATAATCGCCGGCATTTTCCATGGCCATCAAGCCTGCGCCAATGCCAATCTTGCGCTCTTGGTCAAGAATGGCATTGATGCCCGTGCTCAGGCCCCTCATGCCCGCACGCTGCCCGTAACGGTCATCTTCGATTGGGATTTCAAAATAATTGGTTGAAGACGTCACGTTTTCATTGCGCGGGTAGCGCATGTAATTCTTTGGCAAATCCTGCGCGCCAACCGCCATCGGGGTCTGCACATCAAGGCCCCTCATCAGCATGCGCGCACGCTGCGTCACATCCACAGGGGAAATTTCCCGCATAAATTCGCTGGCGATCGTATCAACTTCCCTGGGATCATAGGGGCGCGCCATGCCCTCATCGCCCACCTCGCCGCCCTCGGCATAGCGGTGGTGCAATTCCTCCAGAGACTTTTTGCCTTCCACCATGCCGCCGTGCTTCATAAGCCTCGGGGCATTGGTAGCCAAGTTACCCCAGTTGCGGGCAAGATATTGGTCAAGCGTCTGGTTATTGGCTGCAGCATCTTGCTGGATCTGGGCCCAATTCCAAGGTGCATATGGCGGCGCGCCAGTCAGCTGCTCACTATATCTCTGGTTGAGGGCAGACAAACTTTGATCAATGTTTTGGCCGGCATTGTCATCCGCCGCAGCGCCAGAGCCAGCATTGCTACTGCCCATGCCGCCAACGCTGGAGCCAACAGTGCTGCTCGTGCCGGCAACGCTAGAGCCAACATTGCCAGTATTCGTGGTGCTGCCAAACTCAGGCGAGCCAAAAGACATTACACTGGGAGAAACGCCCAAGGCTTGGCTCACCTGCGACCCAATCATGCCGCCAAGCATCCCAAGGCCAGGAACGCCCGTGGCAAGCCCAGCAATGCCCAGGCCAAGCCCCACCGGGTCAATTGATACTGCCGGCGTCTGCTGGCCAATCTCGTTAACATTCACGCCGACTGTGACGCCAGGAGGCGAAAAGGCAGATTGCGCGGCGTAACCAAGAGCTGGCCCCAGCCCAATAGTCCCTCGGCCTAATGCGCCAAAAGCTTCCCCAATACCGGGCGCCGCACTGAAGCCGGTGGGCGCAACACCGCCAGTATCGGCAATACCAAAACCAAGGCCCGCTTGCTGCGCAGCCACTGCCGTGTTCATGTTGGCCGCAGCTTGGGTTGCCTCAGGGTCTTGCATAGACATGCTTGGAGCCATGCCGCTTATGCCAGCGATGCCACTTTCACTGGCGCCCACATCACTCGCGCTTGGGCCCGTTTCTCCGGTAGACCCAGCCCCAGCGCCAGTAGGACCAGCGCCCTGGCCTTGATTACCGCCTACGGCATCTTGCGTGGCAGCCTCAGACATTGCGGCATCCTGGCCGGTGGCGCCTTCATTGCCTTCGCCAGTGCCGTTGCCGCCCTCACTGCCATTACTGCCGTCGCCGCCGTTCCCATCGCCGCCATTGCCGCCATTCCCGTCATCAAATGCCGGCACGCCATAGCGCGTCATGCGGCCGGATCCGCCGCGCGCCTTCAGCAACGCAGCCTCCTCCGGCGTGATGTAGGCCAGCTCATGGCCCTGGCCCCGAATGGTGGCCTCCTTGGGCGCACGCACAGTGCCGCCATCCGCATACTTGGCGTCAAGCGCAGCAAGGCCGCCCTCGGCGTAGCGGCGATCAATGTCAATCAGGTCATCGCCAAACATGACGATGTTACGGGTGCCTTGGCCAATATCGCGTGAACCCGCATCAAAATAACGCAACCCAGGAATGCCAGCCTCACGCAGTTTTTGCGTTGCCGTAACCGGATCAACTTCGCTCATCATTCTGATAAGGCTTCCGCCGCCGGTATTCATTAAAGCATCAAGAGAAACTTCCGGGTTTCCTGTTTGCCGCGCAAAATCATTCGCGCGCCAAACGTCGGCCGCCCCTTGCCTCACATATTTTGATTGCTCGCTTAACGGAACATCCCAATCAAGTAATCTTTCTGGTTCTGTGCGAAGATTTACTTCATACAAAGAACCTTCACGCGAAAATCGCGGCGCAATGTTTTTCTCAAACCATACCAATGCTTCCGGCGTAATTTGCCCAGCTCTTGCAGCTTCCCGCACACCAAGCACATCGCCGTGTTGCATCAATGATTCAAGAGCAGACAATTTATCATATTCTGCTTGAGCCGCCCTGGCAGGCAAACGCGCTGTATTTCTTTCTATCTGAGAATACAAATCTATTGGATTTGTGTTTCCAATTTTTTGATTGAGTGCCGTGATGTAATTTGAAAGAGTATCCCTATACCCTCTCGCAACATCTGGATGCTCGGCGAAATAAAGACCGCGCCCATACATTTGGACACCCTCTCCCTCGCCAATCTTGCTGATGTCGAAACGATCAAAACGATACGGGCTGCCATGGTAGGCGCGAATGCTGGCCGGCCCCTCAGCAAAGCCACGCACGAAATTGATCTGGCGCTCTTCTTCTGGCGTGGGCTCAACATCACCACGCACCACAGCACTCATGCGCTGCCCGGCCTCACCAAAGGAGCGCGGCATCGGAGCAAACCCACGCCCCTCGGCAGAACGCAACTCACTCACAGGCTCGCCAGAGCCAATCGCGCGGGCAGCAAGGCGCTCAATGAAGTCAGGATCGTAAGGCGTCTCCACAGGCGCCGCGGCAGGGCGCCGAGCCCGGCCACCCTCGGCAAACTTCTTGGGCTTGCCGCGATACTTGCGAGCCAGGGCGAAAAGAGACTTGCCTTTATTCATTGACTGAACCCTCAATGCCGCCCCCCGCCAAGGCACCCGCGCCAAGGCTCAACAGCGGCTTCTCGCCACGAATGAACATCCGCAATGTGTCTGCCGGATCCTCGCCACGCATGCGGGCCGTATACTCAACACGCTCATTGAAGAGTTGCGGGAAAGTGCGCGTTGCCGGCGAACCCAAGCCAGTCAGCTCGCCAGCACCAGACCACGCAGCAGACTGCGTATCAGCCGGCCGCAAATCAAACTCTCGGCCAATGCGAGCATACAACTGCTCTGCTGCAGCATATTCGTTCTCACGCGGCTTTGACGCCCAGAAAGATGGAATTTGCAGGGCATCTTCCATCGTGAGGCGCCCCTCTTGATAAAGCTTCTGCGGGCGGAAAATGATTGACTTGCCGTCTTCAGAAACTTCGCCGTAACGCTGCGCCATGTTGAGGAGAGCCAAATCTTCTTCATCAAGATTGGTTGCCGCCTTGCCCGTCTTATTCGGAACCGAGATAGACGTCTCCAAAAATTCAGGGTCGCGCGTCCTCATGCCAATGTTGCGGAAGGCATGCGTGTCAACCGTCACCGGCACCAAATTGCCCTGCAAGTTTTCAGAGAACGAAGCCGGCTTTGGATTACGCAACACATTAAAGCCGCCAGACTGAATGGTGCCAACATTTTGCAAATGCAGGTTCTGCGCCATGTGGCCATACGGGTAACGCAAGTCTGCCTTTACCGTCGGCTCGTCGCCACGAGAATAGTAGTAACTGGCGTTCCTGATGTTCGTTGCGACGTCAGACCTTGGCGAAGTCGCGGCCACATAATCCATGTATCGGCGGAATTGTTCCGCACCACGCTCCGGTCCAAGCTCGGCAATAAACGCATCGCGAATGGGCTGCGTGTGATACCACTTGTCTGCGCCCATCTCAATGCCGCGCGCAATGCTCTCACGCAAGCCCGTCTCAACGTCAGGGTTTTCCAGCGCACGCTGCATGCGGGCCGAAATGCCACGGGCGGGCACAACACGCTGCAACTCACTTTGCGGCGCAGAGTCAATGTTGACTGGGCGAGACAAATCCACCGGGCCAACGCCTGGAGGTTCTTCTGCAATCGCGCGCAGGGTCGCCTGCTGGGCCTTAGCGTATTCGGGCCCCTTAATCGCAAAGCCCTCCGGCGTCACAATTGGGCGAGGCCGGGGCGGATTGTTGCCGCCCATCACGGCGCGGGGATTGGCCTCCACCTCAGTCGGCGGAAATTCTGGCCCACGCGGCGGCCGGCGACCACGGCCAGCCCCAAACGTGCCGGCAGGCCCGCCCTGCACGCCAGCCATAGGCAGCAGATCCAGCGCCCCAGGCGCAGCAAAAGACACCTCGCCAGTATCCACGTCCTGGCCCACAGGCAGCACCGCAGAGCGGCGCACAGTCGGCGCGAAGTCGCGCACGTCACGGCCGCCACGCCCCTCAGGATCAATCAGGCGGCCGTCTGCAGTCTCAATCGCATAGCCGCTGCGTGTCACGTCCGTCTGCACGATGCGGCCGCCCTCGGGGATCTCAATCCCGGCCATGGCGCTCATCATGCCGCGCTGCACATCCTCAGGGCGCGGGATCAGGCCAGCCGCAGCCTCAAATGGCGACACGGCATTGCCTGGGTACATCGCCCGGCCACCGCGCGGCACAGGAGCGCCAGCCACGCCCATGCGCGAGGCCGGCGTCATCAGCGGATCACGCTCGGCCAGACGCCGGTCATACTCTTCATCGCTCAGGCCGGTGGCGGCATCCAAGATGCGCGCAACATCAGGGCCCGCACGCCGAGGGCGCGCTGCAGGGGCGTCGGCATAGCGGTCTTCCATGTCGTCCAGGCTCTCACGCACCGGGCCGCCCTCGGCATACCCATCCACGCCAGCACGCCCCAAGACCTTCTTGACGTAATTCTGCGTCTCCAAGATCTGCGGGATCTGGTTGCCGGCACGAGCCACCCTGTTAGGGCCGGCATTGTAGGCGGCCAGCGCCAGGGGCATGGAGCCAAAGCGGTCATAGAGCTGCCGCAAGTATTGCGCACCGGCCTCCAGGTTCTGGGCCGGATCATACCGATCAGCCTTCAGATCCGACGCCGTGCCGGGCATCAGCTGCGCCAAGCCATATGCGCCCTTGGGGCTGCGCGCCTCAGGATTGAACCGGCTCTCCTGGTAGACCAGGGACAGGAACACGTCGCGCGGCAGATTGTATTTCTCGGCCAACCTGCCGGCCTCGGCCACCCAAGGATTGTCGGGCGGCAGCGCAGCGCCAAGGCGGGTCGGGATGGCGTCGCCGTCAGTCTCGCCGGGAAACACGCTAGGGGGGCCAGCCTCTGCAGAGCCCCCAGTCCGCTGGGGAGGAACGGCTGGAGGCATGGGCGGCA